GTTCGGCGTGTCGGCGTACTGCGGCAGCCGGCCGATGAGCTTCAGGAAGTCGGCGCGCGTGATCGCGTCCCAGTTGTTGCCCGAGGCGACGACGATGCCGGCGATGTTGGCGACCACGCCCGAGAGGCCCGTGAGCTTCGGGATGATGCCCACGATGCCGTGGTAGTCGCCGGAGCCGTCGCCGTTGAAGCCCGCCTGGTCCTCGCAGATCGAGAAGGCGTAGGCGATCTCGCTGGCGAGGTCGTCGGCCATCGAGATGACGGCGTCCTCGCTGAGCTCCTCCTCGTACTTCGCGAGCACGCCCCACTTGCGGGCGAACAGCTCGACGAGGTCCCAGGCCTTCTTCGACTCGGTGATGCGACGGGTGCCGCCCTTCGCGCCGATGGGGTAGGCCGTCAGGCCGCCCTTGCGGCGAGGGCGCTGCTTGGCGTCCGAGCTCATCGGCACGACGTTGGCGTGGCGGCGGAAGATGCCGTACTCCTCGCGCAGGTCGATCATGACGTTCTCGAACTCGGTCGGGACGAGGAAGCCGCCCGACTCGTTGTCGGACTCGCTGTGCGCGCGGGAGAGGCGGATGCCCTGCTCGGAGCAGAAGTCCTTCGCCCGCTTGAGCAGGTCGCCGCTGACGGCGCGGGCCATCGGGCCGGCGAGCATGAACATGCCGAAGGCGTAGGCCCGCTGGTGGGCGTCTTTGCCGCGGAAGCTCTTGAGCTTCCCACCGCGCGCGATCGTGACCGCGGACGCGGAGCCCGAGCGGGCAGCGACGGCCGCCGGGTCCTCGGCCGGGGTCGTGGCCGCGGGCTTCTTCGCGCGCTCGGCCTTGATGGCCGCGCGGACTTCCTCGATGGTCTTGCCCTCGAGGGCCATGCTGCGCGCCAGCTCCTCCTGGCCGTACATGCGGCCGAAGTCGATGATCTCCTTCTCGTTCTCTTCCACGGTTTTGCTCCTCGCCTCGGTGTTGTTGTTGTCGGCGGCGCGCTCCTCGCCCGCCCCGGTTTCGGAATCGTCGGCCCGCTCCTCGCCGGCCGTGGTGTTGCACTTGTCGCAGCCCGCCCCCGCGCACTCGCACGAGTCCGAGCGGCGCTCTGACGCGTCCTGCGCGGCGCGCTCTTCGTCGTCGTCCATCGATCGGCCGACGCCGACGGAGGTGTCTCGCGGGATGGCGACGATGGAGTTCTCGATGGGCTCCCAGTCGTCCGACTGGTAGACGGGGCCGTCTTCGTCCTCGCGGACCAGCTTCAGGTCGTAGACCAGGACGCCGATCGAGGCGTTGCGCCTGATCTTGTCGCGCACGTCCTGGAAGATCTCCTCGCCAAGGGGCCCGCGCGAGAACCGCACCGTGCCGCGCAGCTTGTGCCCGTCGGTGTGGACCTCTTCGTGGACTCCGATCTGCTTGGTGCTGTCGTGGTCGAGGAGGAGGGGGCCGCCCTCTCTCAGGCGGCCCAGGCGGATGGCGGCGGGGGCGTGGTTGAGGATGAGCCGGCCGAACCAGTGCTCAATCGGCTCGTCGGACGAGAATGACATCTCGACCGTCCGGGCCTCCTCGTCGATCTTCATCTCGGCCCGGGAGAGCGGCAGCGCCCGCTTCAGCTTCTTGCCGAGCAGGCCTTCGATCTCCGAGCGCGTGAGTTGCTGCTTCTTAGCCATAGTCGCCGGCGGAGGGCGTTCCCCCTCACACCGGCGAACTATACTCAGAATAAGATTTCTGTGATTTTCAGGTGTTTTCCGCAGAATCGCCTTGCTGGCCCTGCGGCTTCTGCGGCGGCGAGGCGGGCTTGGCAGGCGCGATCTCGATGCCGGCGTCGGCCAGCTTCTTCAGCTCGCGCTTGCGCGTCTCGATGACGTGATCGAAGTCGCGGCCCTGCTCGGCGAGCGTGTCGGTCAGCGTGTCGAAGCCGTTGTTGATGGCCGTCACGGTCGCCTCGGCCTCCTTCGCCGGATCGACCCACGTCCACCCGCGCGCGTGCCAGGCCGGCTCCTGGAGCCGCTTGTAGTCCGAGACCCGGATGTCGAGCGCGCCCGAGAGCATCGCCGAGCGGAGCCACATGACGAAGACGCGCCGGCAGAAGTGTTCCTTCTTCAGCTCCTGCAAGCCCCGCCAGGTGTCGCGCTCGGCCAGCAGGCCTACGCGGGCGCTGGAGTAGTTGACGCCTTCGAGGTCCTCGGCGAGCGAGAAGTAGGTCACGTCGAGGCCGGCGGCGATGCCGCGCAGTTCCGTCTTGATGAACGCGCCGTGGTTGGTGTCGGGCGAGCTGGGGTTGTACTCCTTGAACTCGTAGCCCTTCGGGATGATGCCGAACGTGCCGGGCTGCGCGCTCTCCATCAGCTCGCCGCCGCGTGCCTCCGCGTCCTCGTCGCCCTCCTCGCCGGTGTAAGAGTGCTCTTCGGGCTCCGTCTCCTGGAAGAAGCCCATCTTGTTGGCGCCGGCGCGCGCGCCCGTGACGACGGCGTCCTCGTAGCCGCCGAGCATCTTCAGCCGCCCCATCACCGCGTGCGTCCACGGCACGCCCCGCGTCTGCGAGTCGTCGTCGGCGTTCTCGTCGTCGGGTAAATAAAGGTGGATTATTTCCTCGGCCGGCACGCGCGTCCGCACCCGCACGCCCGAGTCGAGGTGCTGGTAGTCGGCCGGCGGCGGCGTCAGCCAGTAGGCGGCGGGGCGGTCGTGCGCGTCGAGCTCGACCGACATGATGACGCGGTTGCCGTTCGTCAGCCGCTCGTTAAAAACTTCATCTAACCAATCGGCGCTATAGAATCGGAGCGCGAAGCCGAAGGGGTTGTCGGCCGGGACGGCCCGCACCAGGGCCTCGCCGTCGCGCGCCATCAAGGTGTCGGCCTTGCGCTGGATGTCGCGCCAGGAGAGCCGCCCCGAGGCCGAGGCGTTCTCGCGGTGCGACCACTGCTTCCACGCGGCCTCGACCTTCCTGTTCAGCGTCTCGTCCGGCTCGCCCTTCGGCGTGAGCGCGCGGCACTGGAGCATCATGCCGGCGGGGCCCGAGACGTTGTTGCGCACCATCGAGAGGAACTTCTTGACGTAGTCGGAATTCCGCGCGAGGTTGCGCGAGCGGGCGCGCAGCACGCGAAGGCTCCGGCGCAGCTCGAAGTTGGCCGAGGTCGAGACTGTGGTCCAGTCGGCCGTCAGCCGGTTGAGCTTGGCGGCGTCGTAGGAGCGGCGCAGGCGCTTCCTGTCGCGGGTCTCGGCGCGCTCGCGCTCGCGGCGCTCGGCGCGGATCTCGGCGAAGGACGGGGTTTCCAGGTTAAGCGTGATCACGGTTGGTCGAACCTCACTTTGATGGTGGCGAATGGCGAGCCCCCGCGCTTGACGCGCTCGCGCCGGCGCTCCGCCCCGTAGAGCCGCGCGTACTCCTTGCGGAGGTGGATCAACTCGGAGACGGGGATGCGCATCAGCATCCGGTAGCCGCCGCCGCCGGCGATGGTGTACTGCTGCTGATCCTTCGTCGCCTTGCCCTCGAGCAGCGCGTCTATGGCGTCTAGGATCCTCTTGACCTGCGAGCGCGTGTCGACCGTCGCGTCCTCGCCGACGGCGACGAAGCCCTGCTTCACGACGGCGGCCGCGTCTGCGACCTTGTACCGCTCGGCGCCCTTCGAGACCCAGCCCTGCCACCGGTAGTTGCCGGGCGTGAGCCCCTCGGTCGAGTCGGCCGGGACCTCGACGAGGAAGTCGTCCCCGTCGGCGGAAGCCTGCACGTCAAAGCCCGCGCCGTCGCCGCGCAGGTAGTAGTCGAGCGCCCAGCCCTCGGACGCGGGGAAGTCGTCGAGCGACTTCCTCCAGCGCGGCGTCTCGCCGGCGGCGAACTCCCTCGGCTCGTATGTCGGCAGCTCCCTCTCGCTCATCGTCACTCCTTCCAGCTCGTCGCGTAGTTACGGCCGCCGCGGCGGCGCGCGCGCCGCGGCGTGCTCGGCTCACGCTCGTCATGTGCGGGCGTCGGCACTTCGGCCGCGTCCGCCTCCGCGGCGTCCGCTTCGAGCGAGCGCAGATCCCGCTCCTCGCGCCGCGCCGAGGCGAGCTGGGAGGCGGCCGCGGATCGGCGGCGGGCGATCCGTTTGTAGTCGGGGTTGAGGATGGTGC